GAAACATTTTAGTGTCTCCTTGTCTACCAGAAAACCTGTCTGCAATATCTTGATATTCTTTTTCGTCAAATTGATTTCCCGCTTTTTGCTTTAAATCTGAAATAGACATCTCAGTAATTTCTCCAACATGTATTTTATCAGTAAAATCTCTTTTATTACAATGTGATACTAATAACTTGCCTGGATTTATTACTCTTATTTTAACTGCACCGTTACTATCTATATATTCTTTGTAACCCGCTACACCAAAATCAAACAAACACTCATTTATTTGCTTACGCTTTTCTTCCATATCATTTGTATGAAAGATGAGGTCAATTCCTTGCTCCATTTCAATTGACGCATTATGCTTATATGTGTAGGCCATATGCATATCTAACTCCTCATCATTACGAGGCTCCTTAGGTTTAGCCTTTAATGCACTAAAGTTTTCCATGCCAGGCATGGTTTGAGCAGCCATATTTCTCAAATCCATTTTAGCCTTTGTATTTTTATAATACATTTCTATATCAGACTGGGCCAATGAATCTATTGGTGTGGCTGTAATATTATATTCTGTTTTACTAAGTTTTCCTAATGCAATTCGTCTAAATTTTGGAACTATTGGTAAAACAGTCCAGTCTATAGCAAACCAACTTTCGTTATCCGCTTCATCAACATTTAACAATGATTTATATTTGTTAATAGATTGATTTCCTTGTGCGTAGTCTTTTACCTTAGCATATGCACCTCTATTATTATGAAATGATTGGGTTCCATGTTGTGTATAATCTGACCACGCTGCTTTAGCGTATGACAAACACCAATCCTTACCCTTTTGAGAAGGGTCAATATTATGGTTTGGATAGTTTGCTTTTTCTGTGTGTTTTATCATCCTACCTTAAACTTTTTAAACATATTTTTTGCTTCTACTAAATTTCCTTTTGTTAGGTAATTTTTTAAAAGTATATTTTTATCTGCTATAAGTGTATATCCTGCTGCCATTGCCGCATCAAATTTTGTTGTTTTACTTATATCAAATTCTAACCAGTCTTTTAACAGTTCTGGAAAGCAAACCTTATTTACATTTGTTTCTATATAGTCTTCAGTTACTTCTGCAATTTGCTGATGTGTCTTCACAGATCCACTCATCCCAGGTTTAGCACTACCAGGTAAATACATTAAGAAGGCAGCATAACCCCGATCTTCAAAATAATTTTTTATACCTATTTTGTTATCTTCAAAAAGAAGATCACATGAATAATAGTGACAGCACTTTAAAACATCTTCGTAAAATTGTCTTGCGGTACTTGGTCGGTAAATATATTCAACTATGAATGAACTGTCATAAAAATTTGATACTGAGTTGTGTTTCTTGTATACATAGAACGCTCCGTTAGACCTTCTTTGGTCTACAGTACTGTCATGATCATATGGGTCACACCCCATTGTAAACTCACCTTTTTTTGTTGGATAATAATTTTTACCTCTTTTTATAACATTATTAGCATCCTTAAAATCATCAAACAAATATGATACCTTAAATCTTCCATTTGACATTGGCTTAAATTCTACATGACCTGTTTCTCTGTCACCTACCCATTCAAAATTACCCTGTGTATATAAATTTTCATTCCAGGATACACGATCTATTTGATCGTTTAATTTCATTGCGTTAAATAAAGATCTCTCTCCATCTATTCTAAAAGCCTCTTCAATAGTGAACGGATTCCTCCTAATAATACTAGACATAGCACGATCATCATTGACAAGATTTGCACGTTCAGCCAGATAATACTCCTTAGCACGTTGCTCATCTGCATGACCATACTTGTCAAAGTATAAGGTTTTGTATGCGGGAGTAAAGAATCGAAATAATCCACTGGGAGTTCTACCATGTACATTTCTATCCTCCTGATTACTAGAGTTCCATAACCTTTTAAACTGCTCACCACCTGATTCCATTTCCTCAACAGTGGTTGTGTAAAGTAGTTTTCCAATGTACGAGCCATCCAGTTCCGAACAGAAACGTACAACATTGTGCCTTTCCCAGACATCCACTTCCATAGTTTTTCCAACCTCGTCACCGAGGTATCTGTGTAATTTTGTTCCATCATATGCATATTTATCTGAACTCTTCCAATCTATTTGTGATTCAAGTTCTGGTTTTCCTAAGTCCTCAAGCGACTTTCGCCCACGCTTAGTTGTTCTATAAAATCTTAATTCTGAAGTTGGGGTGACCCCTTTTGACTGATCATAAACAGGTCTAAAAAAATCTGGTAGTTTCTTGAAAGGCCCTACAATTGACTTAGCAAAAACATTGTTTTTAGCATCACTTGCAGTTTTAGACTGTATACCACCATTTTTGTTTTTTGACCTTGATATTAAATCAAACATAAAAACACCCGCTCTTACTGTTTTTCCCTGTCTACGTTTTGTCAATTCTATCATGCCTAGACACTCAGGGTTATCTATACATGATTGTAAAAAATAAAAATATTCTTGATCAACTTTTCTAAAATTTGGATAGCCTATGTCTATTTTCCACCAATTTAAAAACAAATAATGCATACCAGTAAGGTATTCTGCTTTTCCATTGTTCATGAACCATACCCCATTTAACCTTCTATCCCATTCTTGTGATCTAAAGTTTTCTAACTCTACATCAAAATAATCTTTATCCTCTGCTTGCCTGGCTAATTCTTCTTTTCTTTTATAATCATAATTTTCAGGCAACTCAGTTCTAATCCAAACTTGATCTGCTTTTTTAGAAGAACTAGTTATTATAGGCCTTTTTTCTATTTCCTTACTTATTATATTATATACCTTACCTTTAGGTGGCAACGTAAATTCTACTCCTTGAATATTTACTGTCATAAATTTGCGATAAATTCTGGTGTAAGTCTTTTATCTGCCTTTATTGTCTTTAACAACTCCTGATCTTCTCCGTACAGTTTCATGTAGTATGAATCCAATCTATCGTTTATAGTGTTTAAGTCATCCATAATTTTTGACTTAATTTGCAACGCTTGTAATATATCCTTATCACGATCTCCTTCAACAGGGCTTAATAGTTTTTTTTGATATTCAAAAAATGTTTGCTCATTAGAAACAATCATAGACCATATTCTATTATTTTGTTTTCTTAAAAATTCATCTACCATTTCAACCACTTTAGTTGACTGGAAAAAAAACATGTCATGTAAAATCTCATTATCTTTTACAAGATTGTATCCAGACAAAACAGCGGCTTGTTCCTTTCTTATTTTAAGATCTGGAAACTGTTCTTTCATTGGTGTATTTTGATCATACATATAAAGAACATATGTAATCATTTGATCATCAGCAGATTGAAAACTACTAAACATTTTCATTTTGGGATACTTTTTCTTTAATGATCCTTTCACCTTAAATGGATTAAATATCATTTTACTAAAGTCCTCTTTATTGAAGATCTCGGTTAAAGACATATTGTTGGTTTTTGGTAAAAATATAACTTATCAATCATGTAGTTGTCAAAATTCTTATTCGACTTTTATGACAGTAGATTGGGTATTAAATTATTAGGCCTCATATAGCAACATCTTTTATATTTACCCTTTAATTTATTGTTATGGCACTATATCAAGGTAAGAGCGTGACGCTCAATAAGGTAATGAAGTCGGAACGAGCAGCAAAGAAAAGTAAGGTGTATGTAAAGAAGCCTAACGGAAAAGTTACTGTCGTTCACTTTGGGGATCCTAACATGAAAATTAAAAAAAATATCCCTAGTAGAAGAAAATCTTTTAGGGCTAGACATAAATGTGATAATCCAGGCCCAAGATGGAAAGCAAGATATTGGGCATGTAAAACTTGGTAACCCCATGATGACAATGCAAGACTTAAAATTATACCTTATTAACGCAGGGACGTTTACTATCTCTATGACACAAATCGATACAGTACTTAAAATATCACTTTTGGTAATTTCAATTGGATACACCGCACAGCGTTGGTATTATTTAAGACAAGAAAATAAAGATAAAGACAATGGATAAAATTGAAAAACTTAGATTAAAAGTTGAATATTACAAAAAAGCAGGAAAGCATCAACAAGCATATAATCTTGAAAAAAAGATAAAGCAATTGATGGCCAAGGCTGAATATAAAGAAAAAAGAGGTAAAACTGGTATTGGCAAAATAATCAAAAAAGTTAAAGAAAAAGTTGTCGATACTGCTGAGAAGGTAAAAGATGAACTTCCTCAGGTAACAGTTAAGATTAAGAAGAAGAATAAAAAGAAATAATAATGGCAGGTAGAGATTACAAAGCGGAATATAAAAAGTTTCAGTCTTCTCCTGCTATGATAAAATATAGAGCACTTCTAAACAAGTACAACCGTAAGAGAGGTACATATGGAAATGGTGATGGTTTAGATGCATCTCATAAAGACGGTAAAATAGTAGGTTTTGAACCTTCTAAAATAAATAAAGGCAGAAGAGAAAAAAGTAGAATTAAAAAATCATAACTATGGCATATTCAAAGATCAAAAAAATGTGTAAGTGTGGAAAACCTTACAGTAAGTGTAAAAAGTGTAATAAGTAAGTTATGGCACTAGGAACACCAGATGGGTCAAAATCACCTAAACAAATTAGAAAGAAAAAACGACTAGACAGACGTAGTGCTGCTGCTAAAAAACGTGCAGAAAGATTAAAATCTAGTTCTGACAAAAAACCTAGCACATACAATACATCTACATTAGACCCTAACGCAAGTGTAAATTACAATGCCATGAGTGAGGCAATGTTTAAATAAATACTATGGAAGACGAAGACATCATTGACCCAAGGCAAAAAGCCATAAACGATAAAAAAGCAAAATTAGCGGCTATTTTAGAAAAAAGAAAAAAGGCTAGTGCAAATAGAGACACTGCTATTTCTGAAAGAGAAAAGGCTATGTTGGAAAAAAAAGAACTTCTCAAAAAGAAAAGGGCTGAAAGAGAACAACAAATAGCAGACTTTAAGGCTAAGAGAAATGCTGAAATTCAAGCAAATAAAGACGCAAGATTGGCTAAAATTCAAAAAAAGAAAGATTTTGATGCAGAAAGTAACAGGCTTGCAACTGAATTCGATAAAGAAGAAGCAATTAGAAGAGCGGCACAGATTCAAAAAAAAGCCGCAGATGATAATTATGATTGGACTTATATAGGCGGTGATGAAAGCACTGCAAATAAAAGACAGAGAACTGAAATTATTGAAGGAGAAAAAGAAGTAGAAGAAATAATCAAGGGGACTAAAACAATTAATAATTTTAAACCCACTGGAAAAACAGATGCTGAAGTTTTCAATGCTGATCCATCACTAGCAAAAAAATATGGTACTCTTTCTAATTTTAGAAAGGCTGCTCAAGATTTTCGTGACAAACAAGTCAAAACTGTAGATACAGAACAAAAAATAATTAAGAAAGTTCCTACCAGAGAAGAAAAGGTTATTACTCAAACTAGAGAAGATTGGATTAAAACACAACATTGGGCTGAAGGTTTACCTAAAGGTTTAATTTCTTCACTTGCAACTAGTATGAGAAAAAGAGGTAATGACATGACTCCTAAAGAACTATATGAAATATTCAAATCACAAACATCTGAAAAAGAATCTGCTGCATGGGCTAGAAAAAATGGATTTGGTTATTTATTAGGCGGTAGAGGTAGTAGAGGATCATCTACAACAAGTGGTAAAACAAACTTTAATTAATGGCTACAGATTTAAAACAACAAGTAGAAGAATTAGAAGTCTTAAAATCTATGACTTCTGACTTTGGAGAGCAAATGGAAATTGCTGATAAAATTCATAATTTGAATATGAAAATTAATGGAGTTAAACCAACAGATTCGTATATTGAATGTGTAGGATGTGGCTCATAAATATTATCCAATGAGTAAAATGATAAAAAGAGCAGATGGTAGTTATTCTCCAAGAGGTTTGTGGGATAATATTAGAGCCGCAAGAAAAAAAGGAGGTAAAAAAAATAAGCCTTCTGAAGAAATGATCAAACAAATCAAAAAAATCAAAAAAGAAGAATAATATGTCAGCAGGAGAGAATCAACCATTTATACTTAGTGATCAGAATGCAGTAGATGTACTTGCAATAAGAAAGGTTGAACTCTTACTTGATGTATTAGCAGCATTAGAAAATGCTAACTCACCAGATCTTTATGGTGTTAAGATGTCTGTTGTAGACAAAATTGAAAGAGCAATACAAAGTCTATAACTTATTATCCCAATGAATTTGAAGCAACTTTATCGCAGGGTGGTATGGAGTATCTATCTTCATTTGTAAGATATATTCTGCCAGTAATTTTTTTGGTAGGTTAACTGCCTTTAAGTGATTCGTGAATTTCTTTAACTCTCTCATAGTGCATTATTTTTAGCATGTTCTTAAATTTCTTTTTATCTCCGAAATATGAGTGACATTCCCTGCACAGTGCTTGTAAGTTTTCAGGGGTATCTTTTTCATTAGATCCTCCCATTCCCCTGGGTTCTATATGGTGTATATCAACCGCAGTATTATTACATACTTCACATCCAATCCAATCTCCTGGTTCATACATGAATGACTCGTGATATAATTTAACATGTTTTTTCATTTCGGGGCGATATTTTCGCTACTCGTTTTTAAAAATTTTTATTTGGGGGTAGTTTGATCGGGGGTGTCATATCTAAACTTACGTTTATCAACCTTAAACTCATAATACTTGTTACGTTCGTTTATAGTAACCACATTCCAATCCTTTATATCACTCTTTTTGAAATTAAGTAATACATACCTTTGACCAGAAAGAAATAAAACAAACAATACATAGTCTACGTCTAATTTCTCAATAGTAAACATATTAACCTTAAGAGATCTCTCACAACCCTTAACATCAATCTTTTGATCATTAACTATTAAATCTGCATCACTAACTCCTTTTTCCTTCACAAAGGCTGAGGTAGTATAATTAACACCTTTTAAATCAAAATGGTGTCTAACTAACAGTTCCGCTAATATTCCCTTAAAATCTGTATAAAATTCGTTGTCAACTGGCTCATCAAACAATATTGGATGTTTGTATAAATAACTTCTAGATTTCCAGTATAATTTTTTGTAGTGGTCTCGGTTAGCCATCACACGAGTTTCTACATATAACTTCGCATGTTCAAATATACATTTTGGTATGTTATATGGCCCTTCCAATAATTTGTCCAAGTAAGTCTTGTTGCTTCATTACATAATATTCGACTCCTTCGATTTTGTTGAGAAAAGAATTTCTTTCATGAAACCTTACTAAATCCCCGCTATTCAAACCTAATTCATCTTCTCCTTTTAATGGCTCACCAATATGCCTTACATAACCCTCGGTCTCACTCTTCTTTGGCACACCAACATAAATAGACCCAATTTTATCTTCAATCATAAATGGCTCTATCAAAACGTGATTGGAAATAGCAGTAAGATTCCCGCCTCTTACATAACAGAAGCATTCTTCTAAATCGACAAGGTAAACGTCCCTTTCGCCTGTTACTAAATTTTCCTTATCTACTGTGAGATAATTAAAATAGACTAGATCGCCTATATGTAACTCCTTCTTTATCCATTCGCCTCTGGTATTTTTACACCACTCTCCTCTAGGCAAAGCCACGACCTCTCCACATATTGTAACGTGATGCTCTGGATTCCAGGTAACGTCCATAAATAGTTTTTCCCCAGTAGAAAACTCTACCTCGTCATTGTATTTTTTAGAAACCTTAACCGCTATTTTTTGACCAATCATTTCCATCGGTTACAATTTATGCAATTTGAACGGTTGTTCAATTAAGATGCATTAACAAGTTTTTAACAATAATATTAAGAGTTGGACATTATGGCTATCCTGGCTAGACAGATTGGCTACCTATCTATATATAGTATAATATATATAATATATATATAATATATAATACACTAGTATATTAAATTAAACTAATATAATACATGTTTTAGTCACCCCGAATTATTTTCAGACGTTTTAAGATGGGTTAAAAAATGGACTGGCATAAGTATACTAAAAATTAAAAAAAGTTTCTTAGATTTGCTCAGAACGTCATTGTAGATGTTTTTATGTGGCAACACCTAGTATATGGGGGTGAGTGG